TTCCATAATGCTTTATTAAATTTATTTTTTTATTGTTATTAATTTTAAGGTAATTTAGCTTCTTCCCAAGGCAAAGCTGCTTTTTTTAGCCAATTTGTATAATATTGTACAGCTTTCTCTGATTCTTCACTTAAAAAGTCCATTTCACTAAATTTGTATCCTTTCCAGAATTTTACATTATCAAATTCCATTCCTGCAAAAGCTGGGTCGTTTTCGATTATTCTCGTAAGTATATCCCTCTTCTTATCGTTTATTATTCCCGGGGGAGCATTAACCGGAATATTAACTTCACCCATCGATATATCAGTTGCAGTTGAGACATCAGCATCACCTAAAGTCCCCCATACCGCGTCTTTTGTCTTCAAAACATCTTTCATATGTGGAAAATTATTAATTATTGTAGTTTTCATTTCATTATACGACGCCATATTAGCAAGCGCAGGATCTCTGTTTAAAGTATTATCAATCATTTTTATTATTGTAGGTAAATAATTAATTGTTTCTAAATTACGTTTCTTATTCTCTTGAATATCTGTTAAATTTGTAGTTAAACCTTCTTGGAATGTTGGCGCTTTATCCCATGAATTATATGCTTTATTTGTTCTACCATATGTTTGATTTGCATAGAAATTTTTAAATGAATCTTTACTTAAAATCCTATCAAATTCACGCATTACATTTATATTATCTTTTTCCTGTTCCCATCCATCTTCCCAGGTATTAAAACTACCAATTACTCTTATAAGCTCTTCTACATTATCGGGGATTCCGTCTTCATCCCCATCTGCTGTACTTTTATATTGGTCTGGATTTTGTGATACTATTTCCATTGCTATATCATAATATTCATCTTCAGGTGCACCTATAACTATAATATCTTGAAATTGTTTCCATTTTTCATATGAATTTCCTGGATTCAATTTTAACCATTCTTTTGCATATTCTTTCCTCATTCTATTATAATTCCCCATGCTTCTTTCTTGGCGAGTTTCTTTTCCTGTCCTCTTGACTCCTGTAGAATAATCATCCTTTACCGTACTTGTAAAATATGGCGGTGGTTTTGAGGCCTCTATAAAATCAGGATTTTTTTGTAATTCTTCATTTATAACGGTTTGTGTTTTTTTATAATCCTCATTCTCATAATTAAACTCTTCATCCCAATCATTAAAAAAATCTATATCTTTTAATTCTGTTAAAGTATATTCATATTCCAGAAATTTTCCATCATCATCTTTTTTTGTATCATCTGTCCATGATACTATAGGTTGTAATCCATTACTACCGCCTAGGCTAAATTTTAAATCATAACCATCTTTATCTTCTAATTCATGTGCAAGACTTGCTGCCTTAAAATTACCATCTTTTAAACCTTTTGTATAATTATCTAATAAATGCCCACGGCTTTTATCTCTTAACCTAGTTTTAAATGTATCTAAAACCTGTAAAGCTGGTTTATAGGTGCCTATAGCTACATTATATGAATCTTCAATTACTTGTGCATCGTCTCTTGTAATTAACCCATCTCTTATTTGTTGTGGTAAAGCAGATACCCCATCTCGCATCCTTTGTAATTCACTATATACTTTACTAGTTACATCCCCACCTTCGCTACCTTCTGTTTGTGCATTTAATGTTTTTAATCTATCTATAACCTCTGCATAGTCTCGGTCTTTTCTGCCTTGGCTTTTAGCTTTCCATTTTATAGAATCTCTTTCTAATTCTAATTCTAATTCTTTCTCTCTTTTTTCTCTTTTCTTCTCTAAAGCTACACCTATACCGGCAAATGTTTTATATGTACTTGCCTCTGCTGCTGCAAAGTTTCGCATATATAAATCCCCATAGTTTTGTGTTCTAATTATCGGCTGCTGCTGATACAGCGGTGTTGGAGTTGTTGTAAATTTTGGTAATGCCATTGTTTTAATTATTTTTTAATTAGGTCCAAGTTCTGGTTTTTGCGCGATAAGAAATTTGCTAAAGTCTGATGACGACCCTGTAGCTGCGCTTGTAGCTGCTTTTGTTGGTACTGCCGATACTACCGCAGATGCAACCCCACCTATTGCCCCTACTAATGCGCCTTGTCTTTGTGCTTTTGCGGCAATTTTACTAGCTTCTAAATCAGCTGAAGTTTGTACAGCTTGGGTTGCCATGTTATGTAATCTATTAAGCCTATTTTGTTCACGAGTTTCAGCAACTCTAAATTGATATTCTCTAGCCATTGAATCAGCCTCTTGAAGCCTTTGCTGCTCATTAAACCTAGCACTTTGAATCCTAATTGCTTCGTTATAATCCATATCTTGTAGCCTTTGTGCTTCGTTAAATTCAGCGTTTTGTAATCTAAGAGATTCACCTTGTTGCAGTTCTTGTTCTCTTAATCTATCTGAAATTCCTAGACCTTGCATTCTTTGGCCTTCAGAAACAGCTAAACCTCTTAATGCTCGCCCTTCGTCTACTTCTAATTGTCTTAAACTTCTCCCTTCTTCTAATCCTAATTGTCTTAATGTTCGGCCTTCAGTTAATTTTGTTTCATCTATTCTACGACCCTCTGTTTGTCTTAAACTTTCTAATCTTAATTTTTCTGTTAAAGAAATATTTTGAAGTCTTTGAGACTCACTCATTCTTATTTGCTCTATTTGTTGTTGTCCCTCTGCTCTTGCTTGAACATTACGAGTTTCTTGCTGTTCTATAGTAGCCGCAATCCCAAGTTTACTTTGAAGTGCTGCTTGTGCAATTGCTGTAGCACCACCCGCGCCGGCTCCCGTAGCTCTAATTGTTGACAGTGTATTAGCAAGTGCTTGATCTGATTGTTGTGCTTTTAAGTCAGCCGCTTGTGTGGCTACTTGCAAATTTGCATATGGGTTAGATGCTAATATACTAGAGTCTGTAGCTAACCCTGAGTAGTCTTGTGCCCCTTGTCTAAGATCAGCAACTCTACCACTTAAGTCTTCCATACCTGTTGTTAAGTCTCCAAATCTTTTTGATAAATCTTCTTGGTCACTTAAGTCTACTCCTAATTCAGCAGTGCCTCTAAACATATCACTTCTATCTTTTAATAAACCAGTTCTATCTTGATATATATCACTTACATCTTCTAATACAGCACTTAAATCTTGTATGTTAGCATAAGGGTTTACTATATTACTACCTTTATACATTTGCGCAAATTTAGGGTTTCCGGCCATTGCCGCCACAGACTTTGGTAATTGCTTATAAAATTTACTACCAGCCGCAGTATTTGGATCTGGAAATATTGGTTTATCATCTTCTGATCTAGGTAAGCCTTGGGTGTATTTCATAAATTCTTTATTTGCTGTTAACTTTTTTTGTACACTACGAGTTATAGCGGCTTCATTAAATATCATGTTTCCAGCTGGATCAAATTTTATTTCATTCCTTGGTGCACCAAGCCCACTATCATCATCCCCATAAAAACCTGCAGGATTTTTATAAGGATTCAATCCTTGAAAACCACCTCCGCCATAGTTACCAGTAGTATAAATTCCCCCACCTTCACGGCTTCTCATTATTCCAGCTGATCCTGGCTGAGGTCCCATCATATCATTAGTATATCCAGGGATATTATCACTATCCCCAAACCCTGGAACAAAACTTCTTCTTTCTCTTGCAGCTAACTCTGCATTTTTAAGATTCGCTTGATCTGCTGCTTTATTACTAGCTTTATTAGCTTTTAGCTCAGCTTTTCTTGCGCTTCCGTATTTAATGCCCCCTGCAATAGCAGTTAGCCCTACACCTATACCTGTTACTAAAAAACTCATATTATTATTATTTAATGTTAAACTTCTTTTTTATTTCTTTTAAATTATCAATACTTATTTTTGGATCATTAAAATCCTTAGCTATAATCTTTTCTTCTATTTTATCAATATCCTTTAGATCTGTTGCATGTACTGTAACCCATGTAACATCACTATGAATATATATTATTCTTTTAGTCCCTGGCTTTGTTATATCATAATATGGTGCCTTTATTCTTTTTGGACCATCTTCTGTTAAAATTGAGCACTCACCTTTCATAAGAAAAAACGGATGTTCTTCTTTATGTATTTTAGTAATTAAAATTTGACCTGCAGGTGTATTTATTTCTCTTATATAATAACCATTTGCAAAAGTATGTTTTAATGGATTGTATTTATCTAATTCTTCACCAACTAAAGCTCCTTCTGTATTTTTTATTTGTTCTTCAAACTCAACTATAGCATTTCTATATTCAATTGTTTTTTTTACTAATTCCATTTAATTTGTTAATAGTTCGTAATCACTGGATACTGCAAATAATTCTTTTTGTGCTGTATCCAATGTTTTTAATTTTACTTTATTAAAGAATCCTTTTACCCCAGATATTACTTCCCCTGATGCTATTTCGTTTCTTTTTGGTGCAGTTTCATTTATAATATTAGAATAATATTTATTATTTTTTTTCTTAAATCCTGATACAAGTAAGTCTTGCCAAATATTTTCGACAGCTGCACTTGTTATATTATAAACTGAAATTGGTGCTCCTGTATCTGTATCTGTTTCAATAGAATCTACAGCCCAACCAGTATCCCCTTCATAATTTATTGTTTTAAAATATTTTGATACAGAAGGAGGATTATTAAATATTATATCTATAGTAGATTCTGCAGTAGACGCCCCATAGAATGAATTTCTATTAGTATCTAAATCATAATGTTTATATAAATCATTTATACCATATGTATAAAAGTTTGCATCAATACTTCCTCCGAATTCTGGTTTATAACTATAAAATGATGACCACCCATTTATATCTTCATCAAATGTTACAGTTTTATATCCTCCCGCATAATCTCTTAAATATACAGTTATTACATCTCCAGTTAAAGGTGTTTGAGTTAATGTTACAACCCCTGTGCTTGTGTTATATGTATATTCAGTCCCTGCTGTTAAAGCTGTTGTCGCACTAAAGTTTTGTTGAAAAACTTCTATTTGCGATATATTTGTTGGGTCTGGTAAACTAATTGTTGCAAAATCACTATCCACATAACTAAATGCTAGCGAGAATGTACTAGTACTTCCGTTGCATGCAAATGTATTTTTTATTTCGTCCTCTTGAAGAGATAAAATATATTTTTTCCTGTTATTATCCCATATTCCTATAACAGAATCAGTTAATTTAAGATTTGTTTTAAACCAATCTCTCATACCAAAATTTGATATTTCTGTTATACCATCTCTTGATAGTCTAAGAACAGCCCCATTATTTTTATCTACAAAATATTTTCTTCCAGCATGTACTGCAAAACTTTCCGGATTTTTACTAATACCATAATTACCTTGATAAGCGACAACTTCTCCTAATACTTGATTAGACGCAGTAACATTTGTCTCTCCTTCTGCTGTATATATTATATCTTTATCTATAAGTATATTATGTGTTTTATTTTCTTGGAAAATAACCATATTATTATCCTCCGCATATAATTTTTGTATTGATCCAAATGATGAATCAATTGATTTTGTATTTGGAATAGAAGGGTTAAATTGATTTATTTCATTTACCCTTGTTCTTCCATTATATATACCTGAATATATAAGTGATGCTTCTCTTGTTTCAGGAGTATATTCGCTATCAGTTATAGCTGCTCTTACCCCGAAATCTATAGTTTTACCATTATACGCCCCTTTTATCCTAGACTCCTCTACATGCCAATTTTTAACTACTACTAATATCGAACTAACAGAAGCTGCAGGTGCAGATGCAAAAGTAATTATTCTTGTTTTATTTGAATAAACATAAAGAGAAGCTGCTTTAAGTACATTGTCAAAATATACTTGAAAGTCTGATTCTGAGTTTGGTATAGCATATATAGTATCACCACTACTCTCTGCAATAGTAAATGCAGTAGTGCTATCATTACCTGCCCCTACTACTTGATGAATAGTCTCTCCATTCTTTATTAAGAAGGTATTAAAGTATTTGATTTCCAGCGTTACTGCCATATTATTATTATTACGTTTATTATTTAAATATTAACTCGATACATTACTAAATCTTATAGCACTAAATGTTTGAGCTGTTCCCCCAGTCGGAGTAGCAGTAAGATTTATTTCTGTAATACCTATTGTTGTCGAATATGTGTTTCCTGAAACGGTATTTGTGCCGTTACCTGTAAACTGAAGTGTAAACGTCTCGGTACCTGTATTTGAATTAAGAGTTACACTTGAGCCTGAAGAAATACTGTTGTTTCTTACATTGCTGCTAACTAGTGATACCGCTATAGCTGTAGAGGTAGTGTTGTCTTTCTGCACGGTTATTGTTACATTTGTTGTTTCTCCACTTGTTCCGTTTATTGATAATCCTGTATATACATATTGTTGAGCAGGAGATATTGTAACCCCATTTATTGAAAGTGCTGTTACTCTTGGCGTGCCCCCCTCATTAGCAACCAATTCGGGATATAAATTAACATATGATCTAAGTCCATCTGGTGCGTTTGCTTGAATAGTTGATGCTGGCAGTAAAGTTAAGACAGTATCTCCTACACTTAAAGCTGGTGCTGGAATATTAAAAGTAGCTGTTGAATGTCCTCCTGTAATATAAATATTTCCTTCTGTACTCCCGCTTCCATGATTTATTGTTGGTACTCCTCCAAACTTATATCCTGATGAAGAGGTTAAAGTTATAGTATTTCCTCCTGTTGCAAAAGCGGTATTGCCAGTTCCAAATTGATCTCCTGTTGAGCCAAACCCTGTATTTATATATGTAGGGCTTACTGTATAACCAGCCCCGCTAACCCCTTTAACAAAATAAGCATCAGTTGCAGAAACATAAGTTGTATTTACATTTACAGCAAACGAGTAGTTTATATTTCCTCCTACCGATTGATTTGGGTAAGTACCGCTAAAGCTAACTGTTATTGCATTACCTGAACCCTCTGCTGTAACAAGTGTAAAAGGACTAGTATTACTTATTGTAGATATATTTGTTGTTGCACTTAAATTAGTAGAACTATGAGTATACGTAAATACCATTTGACCACTAAATGCACTTCCTATATCTCCAACAGCATATGTTAAAGTTCTAGAGCTTACATCTACTGATACTCCCTCAGCTAAAGAATTCCCTGTATTAACCATTGTAAGAGTTGCGTTTTGTGCACAAGCTGCTACTTCTAATGCTACTGTTGCTGATACAAACGCACTTCCTTTTACCACCACTGATGTTGATGCTGTACTTCCAGCTATACTTCCATCTACTGTTGCTTTTTCATTATATGCTGCTACTACTATATTGCCCGCCGACGTTGTTCCAGTTATATCATTACAAGATCCTTGTCCTGTTAATCTCAATATATATCCACTTACTATCGACGCGGTTACAAGCGATGTTGTTGGCGTATTATCTGTTATTTCAAAAAACCTACCATTTGTAAAATAATTCCTTAAATCAATATCTGAAGAACTTGTAATTACAGTTGACTGTGTTGGTATACTACCAAGTGTTAATGTAGGAAGAACACTCGGTTGAACAATATTATATGTAAAATCTGCTGCGCTTGAATTTGTAAAAGTAGCTCCGGGCGTTATATTTAGTGTTAATGCTCTTAATGTAGCATTTGTAACAGTTGAAATATTAGTTGACGCTCCGTCTGTAAGTGCGTTGCCTGATAACGCAACACTATTTAATGTAGGAGTTGCTAAAGATCCTTCTGTAAATACACCATCGTGTGCTATAGAAAATCCTGAAGGAATTGCATGATCTGCTATAGTGTATGCTACTGAGGCAGCCGCTGCTGGTTGTGTAACTGTTCTTACTGCTGTATACAAATATGCTGTTGAAGCTGAATTACTATATCCACTTGTTGGTATTTGTATTCTTATTGTATTATTATTAGCCGCATATGTATCAGCATCTCCTGTTGTTTGTCCAAGTGTTACTGAAACCGTGGCTGTTGTGCTTGAATTTGCCGCTACACTTGTAGGAGCAATAGCTACAGCTGGTGAATTCCCAGCAACTATTGTAATATTCCCGGCTGCATTTACACTCATACTACCTGTCCAATCTGAAACTTGGAATAAACCTAAAGCAGGCGTTGTAACCTGTATTGGCCCTTGTATTCCTGTATCAACTGAATTTGTTGCATAAGCCCATACATAATATAATGTATTTATAGTTGCATCACTTTTTGTTGTTGTATATACCCCTGTACCACCGTCTCCTACTTCTACACCTGTTGCGTTTGCATATACATTTGTTGTTCCTATTTTAAATCCTTTTTCTGATACCGCTGCACCCCCGGTAGCGCTTATGGTTGCTGAAACTGTAAATGTTGCAGCTGAACTAGATGTTGATGTAGTTGACGTTAATGATAAATCTGAAAATAAAGGAACTGTTGTACTTCCAGGGGTATCTTCTTGTGTTGCAGTAGTAGATATTATAATATTTTGGCCTGCATTAGTATATCCATTTGGCGCTGTTATAGTTAATTGTGCTGTTCTAGTTGTATCTGCACTAACTACTGGGTAATCATATCCTACTGTTTGACTAGCGTCTGTGGTCGCATTAACATAATTAACAGATTGTAATGAGCCTACATTAATAGTAGGCGCTGTAATTGTACCATTTTGAGCTACTGCAAAATTAGAAACCGTTACATCCGATGAACTAAAAACCCCTGTTTCCAATGCATTAAGCTCATTAATTAATCCAGAAGTAGAAGTTTCATAATATATATTTATTGTACTCTCTGTTGGTTTTGTTTCAAACACTGCTAAATCTATTGCTTTACCTCTTTTTATATAAGATGTAACGCCTAATGCTGGTAACGAAGTATTATCAGAACCAGTATCATCTGTAAATAACATTCTAACTCCATATGCGTTTGATATACTAGATGAAATACTATAAGGAGGCAACTGTGCTATTAAATGATTACTTTCTCTTTGATAAAACGGTCCCCCTGCATCATCATACACAGATGAAGACCTTTTATATTCTTGTATTGTATTTATTTTTATAGAATCAAAATCAGATAGCTTTCCAATACCAACTATAGATATTTCATCACCTGATGAAAGAGCTTGTATTCTTTTTTCAGTATCAAATGAAATTGTTTTTGCTATTTGACCTGAAGACGCATCTGTAACTTCACCAAATCCATAATATGAATCAGAATCATGTACCTTATTAAAGGTTAACTGAGTAATTTCTAAAAATCCAATATCAGCTACTTGTGTTAAATCAGGGAATGTCATAGACCAAACATATTGTTTTTTTCTTGCACCAAGAGATACTGTAGTTAAAGAGCTTGTTAAGGTACTGCTGCTAGTAACTGTACTGTCACAAGCAAGATATTTAAAACTTTTTGCAGAACTAGCGTGTCTATTAAATATCATATATTGATTACATGAATATACCATAGCATCTGTAGTAGTAGTTGTACCTCCTGTTTCTGCGCTTCTTTTACCCTCTGTTGTAGTTGTAGTCGTATAAAACGAAGTATTAACTACTTTAGGGTATAATATTGTATCTGACCTAGCAATTGATGAATCCCCTGATACAGTTTCCATTAATCTAGGTACTTTATTTATATTATCTCCAAATAATGTTATATAAGAATTATTGTCAATTATCGACGCCCCTGGGGTATAAACATTATAATATTCTTGTTCTAATTGTTTTACAACTACTCTATATGAATACCATCCGTAAGGATTATATGTTGCATAAATACCACTATTTAATTCATTTGAGTATACATCGTCATCTGGTATTAACTTTCCGCTTTGTGCATTAAAAGTTATTTTTAAATTATCCCCTACCCAACTATTAAATTCACTTGCCGTTCCTCTTGCTGGTACGGTTATTATAGAGTTCGATGCTGTAGAGGGTAAAATAACAGGTGATTGTCTACCAAATATATCTGCTAAAACAATCCCTACTTGATAAGTTCTTCTTTGCTTTAAAGAACTATCAGGATATTCATGATTTGCTAATACTACAGTAATTGCCGCCCCGTTTGCAGGTGCGCTATTAAACGTTATTATACCTGTTGTTCCATCATACGCATAATTAGTAGAAGCTAATAAAACATCATTAATATATATAATAAATTGGTTTGTATTAGTAGGGGCTATATTGCTGCTTCCTTTTGTTGGAGATTTTAACGTTAATGTAAATGTTGTATCACTACCATCTCCTGTAAAAGTTTGAGTACTTTTTGCTCCATATGATACATTGTAATCTAAAGTAGGTACTGTCGTGTTTTGTGAATAGTTCCCAAATACTAATCTATTTCCAACAATATCTAATGCTTTTGCTTTTGTAGGTACATTATCAAAAACTCTTGTTATTTGATCTTCAGGTAAAGTTTCTTGAGGAGTATCTGAATTATATGTATATGTATAAAATGTTGAAGTAATACTCGCATCTGTTAATGTTTTAGTTTCAACTATTCTTGCAGCGGTACTATCTGATTCTTTTATTATAATTTCAACTTCTTTTATTTCAAAATCCCCATTTGGATTTATACTTGGTAATTCAATACCTAATATAATTTTATTTATATTATTTACCATTCCATCTAACTCTGATGACTCATATGCTTTTATTTCAGACTCTTCTCCAAATATACCATAATCAGAACCTGTTTTATATGAATGTTGAAAAGCTATTTGTGTAAATGGAGCTAATACAGAATATTCATTATCATTAAATTTATATCTATATGAAAATCTTACAAATTCTTCTTGTATATAGTCATTATTTAAAGAGGCATCATTACTCATTGTAGATGTTCCAGCTATATCATTATCTGTCATGAATACAACAGGGGTATATGGAGCATATTTAGCAAGACTTATTTTAAGTTCATTATTATAAAAATCCGTATCACTTATTGCTTTTACTACGTTTATTCTTCTAGGTTGATTTTTATTATCTGTCCAAAATAACAGGTCATCAATCATAGCTATTCCTGTAATTTTATATTTTTTACTAAATTTTAAAAATCTTCCTGTAACAATTGCTTTAGCTGTTTCATAAGTAGCGCTAGAAGGATCAGCATCATAATAATAAATAGCATGGGATCGTGGTTGAGTTGTTCCTGAATCTATATACCAATCATTTGCATATAAATCATTATTATCTGTAACAAACCAATATATACGTTTATTTTTTTCATCAAAATATGTTCCTATTACGTCTATATCTGTTGATAACCCTAAAGTAGTATGTGCTATTGTATTACCCGCTGCATTTTGAACAACACCAACATTTCCACCATCAGGTTTTAATATCTCAATATTTTGCGCATCTCTATACTCTCCCTCTGGCAATAATCTGTCATCAAGGTCTTTATTCATTTTCCCCGAAAGGAAAGTATTTTTGATTTCAGGCATTTAATTAATGTTTTATCTGTTTAGTTTTGCCCCTCATTATTTGAGTAAGTTCATTTAATTTTATATTAGATAATCTCAATTTAGCATTACGCATTGCTGCTCTTCTTTCTCTTTTATATCTATTAACAACATATTCAGGTATATTTGCTTTAGAGGTAAGTATTGCATATGCAATATGTTTGTATAAAGCTTCTTCAGCCATTTTATGTACTTGCATTTCTGCATCTGTTCCTAAACCATCAGATACATAGTGTAGAGTTAATATTTTTCCTGAAAGATTACTGCTAAACCCAAATTTACCATTTGCTTCGTCCTGTACAAAAACCCCGTTTACTTGTAAATGTTGTGGATCACTTCCATATCTTTTACCATATCCTATAATACTATCACTATAATCTGAATTTGCAGTAAAATAATCGTTTGAGCTAGAGGAACCCAATGCGGCGTTGGTTTCAATACCTTCAAAATTATCTACTGTTGTAGAATTAGATGATAATAATAATGAATTATCGTTATCATATAAATATTCGGCATCCGTGTCTTGTAATGCTGCTTTTGAGGGTCTAGAAGTATGGGTTGTAGGATAAATTATTCTTTCAAGCCCATTGTCGTCTATCCATGATAACTTAACATAATTTACATAATCTTGCGGTATAGGCACTACTAAAGTAGTGGGAATTTCTTGTTCAAATATTTTTTCTACTCTAGTTATATCATAACTAAATTCTTGGATTGCTCTTTTCGCGTGAAACAATACATCTTGCCTAGAAACATTATTTATAATTTTTCCATCTCCAACATAACCCACTAAAAAGTTATTTATTACATCTACTAACGCTATATACCTATAATTACCTGTATTAGGCGTTTCTAACTGAACTTTTATAATTACACCATCAGCAGGTGCTGTAGCAAATGTTATTACACCTGTACTAGAACTATAACTACTAACACCATCATCATCTTGTTCTAAACCATCATAATAAACTCTGAATTTAGTTGCTGCTGTTGGCAGCGGAGTAAAAGTTAATGTGAAAGTTGTATCACTCCCATCACCAGTGAAAAGCTGATGCCCCTCATAATATTCTCTTTCGCTTTGTGTTATTAGTGCCATTTATTAAGTATTTTCTTGATTAATTTTTTGAACCTCTTCTTGTTTAGCTACTTGTATTATATTAGGGTCTTTTAAAATTATCCCTGAATAAGCTAATATTTTTATTACTAAGGGCACTTCTTCGGAATCATGTAATTGAAAATTAATTGAAGAACCACTTGCGTATGCCATGTCCCCATATGTTGCTCCAGTTGTAAATGCCCAAGTTGGATCTGTTGGTTTAAAAATATAATCTAGTGTTGCAGAAGATATGGTTGTAGGAAATATATTTATATTTGCACCTTGTTTATAATATATTGGGTATGAGGTTGTTGGTGCTGTAAGTTTGGAAGAATTAATTTGGGGTAAATCTGATTTTTGTATTTCTTGTACTTCTAAACCCCTAGTACTTGTGGAAATCATTATACATTTATAAAAATTTGAAGGAACCGCTGCAATACCACTTGAAAAGGTTAAAGTCGAAGATGTAGAAAATACATCAATCTTTTCTTTAATTGCTTTTGCAAGATTTGCATATTCATCATTTATTGAACCTGTTTTATTCCTAGTTAAATAACGATTATAGTCAAAAAAAGCCTTTTCAAATAAATCGAGCTGTGCCATTCTAGCTAATCTATTATATTGGTCAGGCGTCATGAATCCTCGTTGTTCTCTATTAGTAAGAGATAAAACGGTTCTATATACTGTATTTACATTTATGGCCATATTATTTTTTTATTATAGCCTTGGCCCAATTAAGGGCCGTGACTATTATTGATTATTTTAATCTTTTTTCAACAGCTGAATAAATTTCAACACCTTCATCGGTTTTGAAAAATACTGTTAAAGCAGAATATGGATTTTCTTCATAAGGGACTGTCATTAATTTTCTATTAGTAGTTCCCCAAGTAAAGGTCCTTTGATCTGCAGAAAGTTTAATTATTCCCGCTTCAACGGCTCTTATACCCATATTTCTAATATTGATGTTTTCGTCATTCGCTAATTCTAAGAACAACTGTGGGTCTTTCTTAGCAAGCTTAATTAAATCGCGTTTAAGCTCCTTAGAACTCATCTTAGATGCTTTATTTCCGACCTCAGTACGTACGATTGCCTCAATATGGTCAATTTCCATGTCCATAGCGACGTTTAAAGCATCAACTTCTAATGTCATCATATCTAGTTCATCTTTAGCATTTGCTTCAGGATCAAACTCATTAAATAAGTTTCCTCTTTGAGGATGATATAATGATAATAACTTTTGTAGGGTTTGTTTTGCTTTAGGTACTTTTAGTGTACCATCAACAAATGTTATGTGCTCTAATTTAGCATCTCCTTTAAACTCATCAACAAAAGGGGTTTTTTGATTAGTAGTATATTTTAATTCTCGTTCATATCCTTTTTCTTCATCAAAATAGAATATACCGGAACTTTTTATAGTATATGTCAAAGGGGATAATCCATCTTTGAGTGCATATAACCTATCTTTCATTGCCCAACCAGAGTTCGGTTCTGGTAATGGCATTTCTTTTACAGTTTTTTTAGTCACTAGTTCTTTAACAGCAACTTCTTCTGTAAATGTTTCTTGTATTGGTGCTGATTTAACAGCACTTTGTGCCCTTTGGGCAGATTTATTTTTTTTCATGATATAATATAATATAAGTTAATAAAAAGTAAAGCTAAGGCGCTGTTACCGCGCCCTGCTCTACTGTAAAAAAGTATTAAGAAGTCAATAACATAAAGTTGTTAGCACCTTGTGTAATTAGACATCTTTCAGTTAGGTAATGAACTTCCATCGCATCTAGGTCAGAAGTGATGTTTCCACCAACTGAACCAGTTGTCCAAGATTTCAGCTTCCTGTCATCAGCTTCAGAAGCTCTATATCTTACGTGTAAGAAAGGTCTTTTAATGTTTTTACCAAGAATTTGGTCATAAACAGTAGATGTACCAGCCGGTACTACTACACCTCTTACGTCGTCTTCAATAATTCCTCTTGTTGAGCCATCATTTAAGTATTTCCAGTCAGTTTTATAGAAGTCATAAGAACCTCTTCTAAATCCAGAAAATCCTAAGTTAAGTGCCATATCTTCACTATTTGAGAATACACCATAAGATGTACCACCCGCACCGTAAGAATTTTGCGTTGCAAGCATATCGTCAATTGCTAAAGATACGTTTCTGTTAATAAATAACATATTTTCTTCGATCGCCCCTTGAGCATCAAATTTCTTAAGAATGTTATCAAACGAACCTAAGTCATCTGTAGCTGAAGTACCTGCGATACCAGTGGTAATGTGACCTCTTGCAGTTATTGCTGCAAAAAGACCCTGTGTACCTGCAGTATCAGCTGATCCAGCTGTACCAAGTTGTGAGTCTACGCCACCAGCTGCTGCTGCTAGTTCACCCTCAATCATTGCCATTTCACAATTATCCTCGAATCTTTGTCTCGTGTCACCTTCAGCTTTTAAATACCATAGGTAACCTGTTTGTCCTGCTTCCCCTGTTACTTCAACCCAACCAATTTGAGAAGCGTCAGATCCTGATACTTCATATTTATCTTTAATGATAATTGGTTTGTTAGTTAAAGAAGCGAAAGAAGGCTGTACCGCGTTAGACATTCCTGAAGTTCCTTTCTTAAATTCAGAACCATAAACGAAAAAGTCACACGTGTTTGATGCACTATCATCAGTGGTATCGAATCCAGACACTGCACCAACCGTTGCAGCTCCTGTATAAGGAATTGCAGTACATGTTGTGTTGTCGGACGCAACCGCAGAGATGTAACACTTAATTACTGTAGGAGAAGTTTGGTTATCGCTTAATACGATTGTTTGCCCTACTCTTACGGCATGTGTGCCACTTGATGCGATTGTAATTACACCGGTGTTAGCTACTGCTGCACCTTTGTAATGTAAATGTAATCTACCTTGCTCAGACCAAACTACTTGGTCAGAAGTCATAGGCATTTCAGCGCCTACTAATCTTAGGAAAGAAGCTACGGATCTGTTTCCAAATACTTCAACTTCTTTCTCATATAAATCTGGTAGGTATTGTTGAGACCAGTCATTAGAACCACCTGTAAAAGATAGGTAGTTAGAAGACAAAGTCTGTTTAGCCGGTGCAGGTGTTGAATTTAGACTGCCTCCGGCTGTTGGAGTTATTGCTGCCATTATTTATAAATTTTTTAAATTATTATTTTTATTTTTTATCTCTTAATTTGATACGTAGCTTAGAGCTATCGTCTCCGCTAATTGCTCGCACTTTTATACCACCAGCTTCAACATAACCAGTACTAGTCTGTCTCGGGTCCATGTTTATATTTTTGGACTCTGATGAGACTTCTTTAATGGCTTCTGTTTTACCTAATTGATAAAAATGATTTGCGATTTTATCAGCATTTTGAGCGGCAAATAATGCTTTATGATAACCATACCCATCGGTAAGATAATTATTTTCATCAAGGTAACCACCTATAACGTTCATAAGATCTGATTGGGTATCTTTAACTTTTGTTGCATCATTTACTTTAAACCTGAATTTTTTATCATCAATATTAAAATCAAAACCTTTGAATTCTTGATCGAAAACTTCATTTGTCTTTTGTTTAAAGTTTTTTTCCGCGCTCTCTTTAGATTGAGCAAAAGACTCTTGCTCAATATTGTGTCTATTAAAAAAGTCTACAGCTTTTTGCTGTTCAGCTGATAAATTGTCAGTTGTTCTTACTTCTTTATAGTATTTTTCTTTTTGGCCTTCTAAATGATTTTTAGCTTTTGCTAATTCTTCTTTATATGCCAATTTTTTTCTTTTTATATCTGTAGGATCATCCATATCATCATCATAAGAAAATTTATCTTCAATTATAAAATTTATTTCATCTGATGATAAATGTGATTTAGTAGTATTATAAAATTCTCTTAAAAGATTATCATCATTTAATTCTGAATAATTTTTATTAAGTTTTACATAATCATCCATTGATCCCCCTGTTTCATTTATAAAATTAACAAGTTCAGGTATTCCTTCTGGAATATTTATTTCTGGTTGTACTTGCTCTTTTATAGGTTCAGGAATTTTTTCTTCAGCTTTAGGTTTTTCTTTTGTTGGTTCTTCCTTAATTTCTTCAATTATAGGTTCTTCCTTTGTAGATTCCTTAGCTGTTTCTTCTATTACAGGAGTTTCCTCAGTAGTATCTTCTTTAGGTTCTCTTAGGTCTACTTTAGTTATAGACTCATCACCTATATCAGCACCCATTTTTTTGAGTGCTTTCGTTTCTTTTTCAGCAGCAGAGGGATTTTCTTCCTCTACTACATTTACTTGTGTTTCTTCTGACATAATATAATATAATTATTTGTATTCTTTTGTAAGGGTAAGAATACTATAAACCCTTTAATTATATACCTTGATAAGCTACTATAGTTCCTGAAGCTACATCAATTTCAGTCCAACGACCATAAATTGTTACTCCTTTTGGAAATGTTACACTATCAACTACTACCCCTGCAGCTCCGGCACCAATGCCTTCGGTATTTATATATGTTGTTGCACTTTCTGCAACTAATCCGCTTGCACTATCAAAGACTGTATCTGTAAGGATTGTTATTGCTATCCATACATTTCCAGAAGTTGGAGTTATTGCAGCAGAACTTGCTGTTGTATACGCTGAACCGTTTATACTAGCGGTCCAATCATTTTTTACTACTTTGCTCATTGTTTGATTATTTATTAATTGTTATTTATTTTTTCTTATTTTTTCTTTCTTGTCGTCTTTGCCAACGATTACCTTTTCTTTCTGCTGCTGCAGGAGTTATGGGTCTTACTTCTTCTCTAGAACTACTTCTTCCTACTGATGCCGAAGAGCCTATATTCCCTAATCTAAACCCTGCTGATTTAGAAACACCTTTTCTCACATGTTTCAGAAGTTCGTTATCTTCAACAGCCTTAAACTTTGATTTTTGTTTTGTAAAAGATGTAGAAAAACTTAACCCCCCTATTTTATCAGTTTTATTTTTTCTTTTAGAAGACAGTCTAAGGGTAGAAACATTACTAGGGTCATTCTTTGGAAATTCCTTTGAAGCTTGCTCTCGTGAAAATGATTTTTGATCAAATTCATTTAACTGCTTTCTTTTGCTTTTATTGCCCTTTGATATATTAAGACGTCCATGTGCTTCAGCCCATGATATAGATTCTTCTTTTCCCCCTAATTTACCTATTGTATCTACTTGCTTTTCATTAAAAACAGTTGGCGTATTAGGTTGATCATCCGTAATACCCTCACGCATTTTCCTTAGTTTATATGACATTGTGTTTATTTTAATTGTTTATTTATTATCTTGGTTCAAATTGCTCTAAACCAAATCCTCCTAAACTATCAAATCCTGCTGATTCAAAATTCTTTGGGGGGGTATTATTTTTTCTTTGCTCTATTAATTCAGATTGTTGAGAAGCTTGTATTTTAGTTCTACCATCTTTCCTGTCTTCTTTATACTTCTCTTTATCATTAATTACATTTAAATCCATTTCTTTAAGCTTTACGTTTAATTGGAACTCATGAAGCATAAGCTCTTTCTTAATTGCAGCTTCTCTTTCCATCTTCTTAATATCAAACTCTACTTGTGCTTGGTTCATTTTAACTTTATTTTCAGTCATAATTTGGTTTTTCTGAATATCTGCTGCGGCTGCTGCTTGAGCTGCTTCTGCATTAGACTTAGATTGTAATTCCATATTCCTGGCAGAAATAGCTTGATCTTCTTCCATTTTTTTCCTTCTTCTAAGTTTTAATAACTGATTTGCTAATTTAAGATTTTTAACATCTCGTATATCGATTGCATCTTCTAATTTAACTTGATCCTTAGATAAAGACATTTGTATATTATTTTCTAATAGTTGTTTTTCTTCGTCATCGGGGGCAATTTCCAGAAATATACCAAAATCATGCAAATGTAATTTACTTACTTCTTTTAAGGAAGCAACATTAAATCTGCCCAGTGAATTTATAAAAGCATTTTTTGTATTAGCAAACTCTAAAACATCAGATATTCTAAGTGATATAGCTTCAGCTGTTTTTAATGATAGATATAAACCGGATTGTAATACATGTCTTGTAGCAGTATTTGAATTTGCAGCAGCTAGTTTCTCTAAACCCACCAACGCGTTTGGGTCAGGTTTTGAACCATCCCTTGCCTCATTTAATCCTGTAACATCTCTCATCCCCTGTAAATAATAGTTGTAAGCCGTAATAAGACTTTGTATTTTTGCACCACCACTACCGGTTTGTAATTCTTGTATTGGTACTCTACCATTATTAAATTCCCCATCTTGTGTCATAGAACGGCCTATAACAGAACCTGTTTGGAAATACATATTTAAAGCTTCTTGAGGATTATAATTTGTACCATTACCTAAATCTACTTCTGCAATTCCATCTGCATCTAAAAATACACCGTCTGGTACCATTCTTGCTAATACTTGTTGTAATTTAAGATGAGTCAATTGAATCATATCAGCAAATGTTGTCATTCTACTTACAAGCGACTCAAGTCTTCCTTTATACATTCTAGGTGCCACTATATTATATGACATTTGTACTTTAGTGGTGTCTGATTTTGGCCTTGTCATGTTTTCAGCAAGCTTCCACTCTAATATATTCTCGCTACCAATAATTTTAGCTCCAGAATATAATACTTCTATTGCTCTATCTACTTTTTCAAATCTAGCTTTTTGATCTTTTGGAGGATTAAAATTATCATCTTTTTTAATTGCTTTTTTACCACCAGATGTTGTTTCTTTAATTTTATATGTTTGGTTTTTATATGATTTATATTCAAAATATAATACATATACAAATCCATCATCACCACCATCTAATGCACCATAAGATTTATTATATAACATACGCCCAGAACCATGGCCATTATCTTCTATGTTTTTTATTTCTTCATCAGAAATATTTGGAAATTGTTTTTTAAGTTCAACTATACTAATTTTTCTAATTTCACCCACATAATATAAATCATCAAAATATGGTGATTCTGTAAATGAATATATTATATCAGTTGGATCTACATAATTTATTGTTATTCCCTCTGATTTATTAAACCCATTTTTAACACATCCTATACCTAGCACAGTAATATCATAATCTAATCTTCTTTTTGTTAAATCAAATTTATTTTTATCTAATACGTTTGATATAGCTTCTTCTTGTGCAATTTCTATTCCTTGTTTATAGTCAAGTTGCATGTGTACTGATAATTCTGTATCATCAGCTGGTAATTTTGAAGGGTCAGATTTATATAAACTAATACCTAATTGCTTGTCAACATTTTCTATAAAACTTTTTGAATTCATATCAGATATAATATTATCCATATAACCAGCTCTTTGTTCAACTGAAACAGGATCTTGTGAATAAGCTTTTACATCATACATTCTTCCTGCAATACCATTTACTACAATATCTACAAATTTTGGAATTATCGGTACTGGTTTCCAATCAATATTTAGATATGATAAATCACCGTTTATAGATAATTCGTCTTTATATTTTTGTATTGATTGTTCTCCCCTCGCATATAATCTTAATCGATGAAAATTTTCACGGTTCGACTGATACCTAGAGGTTCCTGAATCTTGCTTAAACCACTCTGACTCTATTGCCATTCCGATTTTCGCACCGTATTCTTGACTTGATTTTTCTGAGTTAGATACTGACTGACTCGGGAATAATCCTTTTGGATGTGATGTTGCCATTTATTTTAATATTTTGGATAAATTACCTTTATTATTGTACTTCTTAAATTCAAATTCTAATTTTTTTGTTGTTCTAGCTATAGCGGGGTTATATAGGTTTTTATTGCATGCCATAATTGCTAAACCTGAGCTAATTGCCGCATCAAACTTTGTTCTTTTATTTATATCAAACAAAGCCCAATCATTTAATGTACGATCAAAATAAAGATCTCCATAGTTATTATCTTCTTTTAATCCTACATATCTATCTATATATGATTCAATAGCCGCTGCGTGTGCTTGTCTTATATCTTCAGATGAATTAGGTATACCCCCTACTTCCCTTTCCGCTACGGATAATTTATTATATATTTTATCCGGTCTGTTTATTGAATAACCCCTATACCCTCTTCTTTTTAAATAATATAAAAGCCTAGGTTTATTATTTTCTGCTAATAGTGGCATTCCATAAAATACTAATGCCATTAATACATCTTCAAAAAACATTTCCGCTGTTGGTGGTCTTGATACATATTCAAGAAAAAAACTATTAGAAGGGGCTTCATCTAAGCTAAACTTAGTCAATCCATGCAATGCTCCTTTAGATCCTTGACCATCTGTCGTTCCGGATATATCGTAACTATCACATCCAAAAGCCCCTAAGTGTTCATTTCCTGGAGTTTTTCTACCTCTATTATTTATTACAATGTTTTGCATTTGTACCGGTGGAATCCAAGAAATATTAAATCTTCCTTTTAATTCCGGCATAAATATAACCTTGCTATCTTTTATACCATTTTCCCATTGGAAATTACCTTTAGACACAAAGCCTGAACTTTTTAAATCGTTATTGTAATCTATTTGCTCGTATATCTTTTGTAAATTAAATATACTGTTTTTTGTTTCATCTCTAAAAGCATGTTCCTCTGTTCTTGGAAATTGTCTATAGAGTTCGTTTAATGCGTCTTGATCGCTTTTAAGTCCATCAACCTCATTCTGCCAATGCTCTATAACCCCAATATCGATTTTATCGCCTTGAGGTCCTTCGGATGCCTCCCTTGGTGTTTCGAAAACAGGTAATCCATAAGAATCAATGAATCCCTCGTAGTTCCATTCCATAGGTATGAACAAACTATATAATCCAGAGCCAGTCTGTCCATTGCGGTTTCTTTTTGTAACGTCTGAGCCATTATATAATTTTTTAAAGTTATCACCACCTTTGTCTAAAGAGTTTGAGGTGGATCCCATCATACATTTTCCTATAATCCTGCTTCCTAATCTCAACGTTGTTTTTGTAACACGCCAATTGTTTAATATATTATCTGGTCTTTCCCATTTACCAGATTCATCGTGAACAAGTAATTTTAACTTTTCACCATCATATGAGTTGTCCCCTGTGTTTTTCCAGTCTATCGTTGTATCGAGCCCGTCGAGGTCTTTCCCTTTGGAGGCGTTGGTTGTACTGGTGATGGACTTCCTTGTGAGTTTGGATGCTGGGACACGGTAGGCAAGCTCTGTCTTGGGACGGTCCATCCCGTCTTGTATTGGCTTAAAGAAGAATGGGTAGTGTAATGAAATTGGGACGACCTTGTCGGTAAACATCTTCTTTGCATCGCTACCAGTCTTCGATAAGATTCCGAATCTAGCATCTGAAGTGAGTGTAGCTTGATTAACTGTCTCGCTGCTTGACATGAAACTAAACCCCGACCGTCTATTCTTAAGGTAGCATATTCCATAGCATCTTGTATCTGCCTTGCATGCCTCCCAGAAAATAAAGAATAATCTGTTTGCTTCTCGAAAGTCTGGCTTCCCAACATCAATCTTGGACCACTGCAAGTAATTGTAATGAGAGCCAGTAATATAAGTATCAACCCCCTTATTACGGAACCAATACCCTTCTTCCCTTCTTGTAAATTCTCTATTAATGTATACATGCCATGTTTCTTTAAATTGNGCAGGGTATGTTTCCCAGTCAAATATTGTTTTTATATTTTTTAATTCTCTAGGATATTCATGAGGTGTCCATTTATTATGTTTGCTATACACTTCTTTTACTTCCGGTAATGCAATCTTTAAATTTTGTATTTCATATACTTCACCAATCCTACCAGTCTTGCTTATAACAATCACATCATGTTCTTTGTTATAACCATATTCCCAAGCTTTCTTTTTATTCAACCTATGTATTGTTGTTCGCTTAATAGGTTCAATAATCTTATATAATGTTTGTTGATAACCCATTATTTAGATCTTTTTTCAGCAAACCCACTAAATGCTTTTGTTTCATCTTGTATAGGTTTGTTTTCTAAAATAGCTTGTTCTTGTTCAATTCTATTTAAAATCTCGAGAGCATCGAATATAGCTAACTTTTTTGTAGCAGCTGCATTTTTTAATCTATCCGCAGACACATCATCATCAGTTTCTACAATTGGTTCTTTTGCTACTTTTACTAATTCATCAACAGCTTTATAACCAGCTTGGATTATACTCTCTTTCTTCTTTTTTATATTCATATTTAATTGAAATTTCCTTTGTCATTACCCTGTATAATCTTTCACCGTTTATTATAAATTCGTATTCACTATCCGGGGTAAAACCTATCTTCTCACCTATTGTTAATAAACCTGAATCATCGGTGTGCTTAACAATACCCATTAAAGGTTTTTCTTTATTAGTAGAGAACTTATCCTCGCTCGCTAATGGTTTTATAAAACAGTAGCCTTGATTTGCTTTCCAGATGCCTTCGTGTTTATAAAGGAAGATTTGATCGAGTTCACAAAAATATAGATTATCTTTAAAATAACTTTTGCTGTTTTTTTCAATACCTCTAACGTCATGCCAACGGCGAAATATGTTATGATGCACATAAAGCTCAGTGCCTCTAGTAAAATGCTTGCCATCTATTATTGGTGTTTCATGTATTACAGCTTCACGACTTACAAATTTATGATCAGTTATACCAGAATTTAATATTAATTCTGTACCATTGACCTTTTTAATATTGTCGTATCTTTCTTTTTTTGGTGTTATTAAAAAAGTATGTATTGGTTTCATTAGTATTCAAGATTATATTCTACAGATATTCCCATGTTTTTATTAAAATCTTTCCATGGTAATACATCATTGTTCTTTTTAATGTATATGCAGAATTTATTCTCTTCTTCTAATATATCACATATAGTGTGCCCTCCATAAACTTCTTGGCCTACAGCATAATGCATAGCGTCGGTTTTATAGTCCTTCCCAACACTAATCTTTCTTATCAGCTTGCTCATCTGCCTCTTTTATTTCTGTAATATCACCACCCTTTATATCTATACTAACATGCCCATATTTATCTTTTAATTCTCCTTGCATATCGCGTAAATTTAGTTTAGCCACACTATAAGATTGTAGTAAATTATTTTTTTCTACTTCTGAAGCACCTATTTTATATTGTAAATCAGTAAGTATACTTATTTTGGCTTGCAAATCCCCAAGCTCTTTATCTGTTATTTTCTTTGTTTTTTTACTCATAATTTATTTATTTAATTTAATTTAACTTAATTTTAACTGTGAACATATGTCCCACTAGATGTAAATTTTAATATTGTATCGCTTCCTGATGTTGTTACAGTAGGGCTACCTGTTGTTGAACCTGAATATTCAGATGTCAGTAATCTTAATATTACTACTCCTGAACCTCCTGCTCCTGATGTACCTTGAGCACCACCCCCACCACTACCGGTATTTGCTGTACCAGCTGTAGCAGTTGTTGTACTTCCAGCACCTCCACCACCAGAGCCTCCAGAACCAGCGGTTCCTCCACCTCCTCCTCCTCCACCTCCGGCGTAGGTTGCAGAACTTCCTGTAATACTTATAGCTAATCCTGCTCCACCTGCTCCACCTGCACTTGAACTACTATTTGAACCAGCCGCAGAAGCACCTCCACCTCCACCACCGTTGTAAGTAGATTCTCCTATTCCTTGCCCACCATCAAAACCTTGATTAGCTGTTCCGCCACCACCAGCTTGACTACCGTGAGCTCCACCTCCTCCTGAACCTCCATCTCTACCAGTCTGATTCCGTCCACCTCCACCACCTCCAGTTGAAGTGATGGTTGTTAATCCTGTTGCTGCTATAGAAGAGTCTCCTCCATCATTTCCATATCCGTCCAAACTACTGACAGCTGTGCCCCCATCGCCAACAGTAATTGTATATGTTCCTGCTGCTAAAGTTATATCGCTTTCTGCTACTGCACCACCACCGGATGTAGAACCATAAGAAGTTCTTAAACCACCAGCTCCACCTCCACCTCCTGAACGATCATCATCTCTACCACCAGAAGCACCACCTGCAATTACAAGCCAGCTCATTATACCAGTTTGGTTTATTTTGAATGCCATATATATATAAGTACTTCCTGATACATTTGTATTACCTCCCGCTTGAGCTAATGTAAATCCATCACTATCAAATGATGTTGTGTATGCACTTTCATCTGCTTCAGCACCAGTTGTATCTGCTCTTAAATTTACACCTACACCTCTTACAGAATCACATATTACCCAACCATTAGAACTACCCCCTGTTGCTCTTTTTATCATTAACCAGTCAGGTTGAAATCCAAGTCCCGTTATACTATTCGTTGTCCCTGTTCCAGTATAACTTCCAATCTTACTATATCCTGATACTGAATGGAAACAGTAAGATATATAATCACCTCCGCTTACATTTGTACTTTCGCTTGTACCTGTGTTTTGATATATTACTGTAGCTGATGGTCTCACATAATAAGGGTGATTTGCACTTGATACACTATTTTGTTCTGAACTTGTTAAATTTAAATACAACCAATTAGGGTATGTAGAATGACTTAAACTTAAATCTTTATGATACACACTCCAGTTGTTAGTAGAATCTAATCTTTTAGAAATTATCATTTCAGGTGCTGCTGAAAGTCCGTGAGGAACTTGTTTACCTGATACACCATCACCTTCATATTTTACAATAGAGAATCCTGCATTGGCGTTTGCACTAATTATAGTTTCTCCTGGAGCACCGAAAGTTAAATCATCATTGTCAGCCGCAGTTTCCTCATATAAAGCTGTTACATTTTCTTGTATTAATGCCGCATCATAAAATCTTAATTGGTCAATTTGCCCTGTAAAATCTGGTGTACCTCTATCTGTTCCAAGAGCTTTAGATGTAAAAGATATTGAATCGTAAGTAGGGAAAGTACCAACATTAACACCATCAACATAAGCTTTAGTATCTGTAGGAGTAAAGTTAAACACAATATGATGCCAAGTATTTTCTGTTATAAGACCTGCTGCTGTTGTATTGCTTTTAAAAGTACCAGCGTATTTAGTCAATAATAATAATTTACCATCTCCATACAATACTGGTCTAAAATAATTGTTAGCATCTATCCAAGCAGAATATAACGAATAAGCTGTAGCAGATGTACCTGCACCCATATCTGTAGCTTTCAGCCAAAAAGACATAGAAAAAGTTGAACCGTGTAAACTATTGTTAAAATTTATTTCACTGCTATTACTTTCAACAAAAACTGCAGCTTTATTAAACTTTCCAGTTGTATAAGTTATGTTTGAAGTCGTACCATTGTAATTACCTCTAACATCATTTGCATTGTCCTCAAATTTATATACTGCTCTTGCATTACCACCAAATAGTGTAGGTTCGTTATCATCAGCTTTCCACGCCCAAGCAACTAAAGCATCACCATTTCCATTATGTGCATTTCCCAAACCTAAAGAAAATCCATCACTATCAAAAGAAGTTAAACCTGCAGTCCCTGCTCCTGTTTTTGCCGCAGTAGTATCAGTTTCTAAATAATAATTTGGGCCCCATATATTATCAATTATTCTATTTCCTACTACATCAGTTCTATTTTTCAGCCAAACCAAATTAGGTTTAAATCCTAAACCTGTAATACTTTGTGTACCACCATTACCAGTATAAGTTTTTACTGCAAAACTATCTGCAAGTGTTGGTGCTTCTGTGTCAGGGTCTGCAGCAAATGCCATATAGATATAAGGACTTCCCGAAGTATTCCAATCAGCATAATCATCTTTTATTTGAAATCCATTAGCTAAAAAATCAACACCATTTAAATCAGAAGCTTCAGAATTTAATCCTTGTGCCATTAAATATTTTAATCTTGGATTACTTGGGTCTCTTGCATTATCTATCATAACCCAAGCACTTGCAGAATCTGTTCTTTTGAACATTAAAAAAGCAGGTTCGAACCCAGTTTCTACAATCGGGCCGTTATCTGAACCATTACCTGTGTATGAGCCAAACTTTGAAAACCCATCAATACCTGCGAAAAAATAACCAACATAAGTGTTGCCACTTAAATAACCATTACCCCCTGCTGCAGTATTAAAATAATATTTTGTAGTATCAGGTGCAGTTCCAAATACATCAGATGAACTTCCTGCAGCACTTTGTTCTAAAGATAAATAGCCATTAAAATCTTTGTGTCTTACAATCCAAGAATTAGTACCATCTAAATTTTTTACCAGTAACATATCAGGTGCAACTCCCAGTCCGTGACCTATACTTGCTGATGAGCCATTACCGTCCCAAGTAGCTATTGAAAACCCTGCATCTGTGTTTGCTTGTACTGTACTTGTAATCGTTCCATCAGTATTGCTGCTTGTAGTTCCTCCGTTTGCTTTAAAACACCAAGCTACATACGTGTCGTTAGTATCATTAACAGATTGTTGTGCACCTAAATTAAATCCTGTAGATGTAAAAGCTGTTAACCCTGTGCTTTCTGTATCTTCTGCATATTGTAGTGATGAGTATAATATTTTTGTTGCTCCCCTTGTGCTATCTAAAAGTCTATGATGATTATTAGCATTTCTTTGCTTAATCCATACAAAATCTGGCTTAAACCCTACGTTGATACTTTGAGTTCCACCATTACCTGTATAAGTAACTACCTTAAAGTTTTCACTCGCTACAAATGGAGCGGGTTGAGAAGACATTAATCTTTTATTTAAACTCATTTAATTAAATATTAGGAAAATCGTATAATACTACTTCTTTTTTTTCTGGTAAAGCATTTATTTCTGTTTCAACAGTTGCTGATTGTGTTCTTAAACTTGTTCTTGCTGTTTGCACATCACTTGGAATTGCATCGTTGTTATCTGTTTTTCTAATAACATACCAATCCGTTTCAGCTAATTTAGAATTGACTATTGATTTAAAATGGTTTATTCTTCTTGTTTTTAATTCACCTAAAGTTTCAGTCCATGTTTTATCAACTAAATCTTTTCTAAATACAGTGTTTGGTGAATCAAAATATATTTCGCCCAGTGTATGAACTCTTTCATCATAGTCATCACTTATTACAACATCAAACATTCCTGCATTCTTTAACTTTTCTGCTGACATTTTGGTTGCATTCATATGCACACCTGTAGAAGAGTGAAAAGAATCTGGCACTGAAGCGTATACTTTTATTTTTCCGTTATTATTTACTGCTTTCATATATTATTTATTATGGTGTTGTATCTGACGCTATAGGCGCAACTGAATAGTAGAATATCTCACTTGATGCATCATCGGCAACAACAATCTGTATTAAATTAGTTGTAGAGCCGTCGTAATTAACTGTTCCTATTTTATTAAATGTAGCACCTGTCATTGCAAGTGTTAACGCGTAGTTACCCGCAACTATAAGATCGACTACCTGCCCTTGTTTAGGGTTTGTTATTGTAAAGGTAGCATCTCCNTTCATGGTCGCTGTAAAAGTTGTAGCAGTTGCAAAATCTAATGTTTGATTTGTTCCTGTACCTTTAGCAACTAATGTTGTATATCTTGGTTCTAATTTAGCGTGCGTAACATTATCATCAACTATAGAAGCGGTTACTACTGCATTCGCTGCTAACTCATCTGCTCCCACTGCGTCATCAGCTAAATGCGCATTATCAATTGAGCCGTCTGTATAATGCTCTGAATCAATTGCATTATCAGCAATTTTAGCTCCTGTAATCGCGTCTGCAGCTATATATGTAGAGGCAATTGCCGTTCCTTGCCAAACACCAGTACTGATTGTACCAACGCCTGTTATATTTGTTTGTGATGCTGTACTTAACGTTCCAACAAAAGCGGTTGATGTAATCGATGTAGCGCCTGTTATAACACCAGCATCTAC